CTGGAGTTTATACAGCGCCAGCCGCTAACAGCGTTAGAGCTAGATTAGGTACTATTGCTTTAGATCAAGACAGTAGTGGTTCTATAGGTACTAGTAATTTAGCTGCAAACGCAGCAAATCTTACTTATGGTGGTAATGTAGTAGGTGATGTAAATCCAGCAGCATATTCTACAGTAAATCCTACATCATATTCATTTGCATCGACAGTATCAATAACGGATACTAATAGTTATGAATTTACAGTAGGACCTACTATAATTAATGCTGCAGGAAATTTAACACCTACAACGCCTAATCAAGATGTAGATGTAACCACATACATGCATGGTACTGTAGCTTTAAAAACATACACGGTTGATTTAGCCGTAACTAACAGTATAACCGTAACAGGCGCTGGAGCTGGTACACCTACTTATAATATGGATTTTATTTCTACAGGTAGTCAAATACAGTCATCAAGTATAAGTCAAGCGGGTGGTACTATTTCTAATGCTATAACAGGGTTAAATCAAAGTGATACATTTGGCTTTAGTTTAAATAATTTAAATTGGACTTTACCTGCAGATTATACATGGAGCGTTAGTCCTACTTTAACAGTAGATTCTAGTAGTTCACCAATAAGTGGTGCTAATGGAACAGCGGCTGTCACTGTAAGTGGTACTATTTTATATACAGCACCAGTTGGAGTTCAGTATAGAAAATTAGATGCAACAGCGGTAATACAAGCAGCTGTTACTGGATATGCTAATGGTACTATAAATAATGCAGTACAAACAACAAATGGAGTTTCAGGTACTTTTACTTATACTGTACCTACTATAACTGCAAATGAAGGTTATTATTTAACAGGTGGTGTAGTTACATTAGCTACAAATCCTATTACATTTAATTCTACTCCTGGTCAATCAGGAGCTGGTACATCAGGTGATCCTCTTATTGAAAATAATCCTACTGTAACAAGTGGAACTATAAATGTTGCTCAATCACCAAATCCACAAGTAATTCAAACAACTTATAGTGGAGCACCAATACCAACTTACACTACAACCTTTACAGGTGATCCGCCTGTTGGTACAGGAAGTGGTAATATAAATACAACTGGTACACAAACATCAACTGGTAGTACATTTAATATAGGTGATGGTCAAGTATTAGTAAGTGTAGCTAAAACATCAAGTAGTGGTAATGCAATAGGACCAGTTACTATTACCTGGCCAGATGCATCTCAAACTACTATAGCAGAAGGAGCTGCTGTAGGTACACAAACTAAAACAGTAACAATAGCTCAAGGTGCTTCTGCTAGTGTTACTATAAATGAATCAATACCTGTAAATGATGTAACATCAACATTAGTTTTAAATACTAGTGGAATTACAGGTACTGAATTTACTAATAGTGGTGATGCAAGTGGAGCTACAAACGTAGCTGCTCCAGGCACAACTCAAAGTTTTAGTCCAAATATAGTGGCTAATACAGATTATCAATTTACTTCAGGTCCTACATATACAGGAGCTTATCCAACTTATACTCAACCAAATGTTAGTGGTAATGAAACAATAAATGTAACAGGTGTTGTAGAGGCAATCGATTACACAGTTACTTTAGCTTACGCTAACAGTATTACAGGTGGTACAGCTGGTGTTGAATATACATTAAGTCCTGCAAGTGGAACAACAAGAACTGGTGGTGTAGGATCAGCTTATACTTTTGGTACTATAACAGCAACACCTGCTTCTGGTTATTATTTCAGTACACCATTTAATGCTACACAAACAGCATTTAGCTTACCAATAATTGGTACAATGCCAAGTGGCGGTGGTACAGCATCTCAAACACTAACAGGTGTAATTGCACTTGCTAGAGCTACAATAGAATCAGTATGCGTTGCAGTTCCAACTACAACAGCTATAACGTATGCAACATCATTTGCTCCAGGCGGTAGCGGTGCTACAAGAATACTTACAACTACAGGTACACAAACATTAAGTAATTCTGCTTTTGAATATGGTAATGGAACTGTAACTGTTACAGTAAATAGAACAGCTCCATCTTCATCAGCTCAAGATGGTGGTAGTATACAATGGAACTTAAATGGAGTACAACAAGGTGCTTTACAAACAATAACAATAGGAGCAACAATCTCTTATTCAAGAACAATAACCGGAGTTACAGCTGGAGATACAATTTCAGTAAGCATAGCAGAAGGATAAAATAAATAAATAAAAAATGGCAATAATATATAGTTACCCTACAGATACACCTAAAACAACAGATTTACTGTTAGGTAGTTCAATGTCTGATGGTCAACCTACTAAAACATTTACAATAGCTAGTTTAGTAGGGTTAGTAAATGCACCAGCAAGTCCAGGTACGGTAACAAGTGTTGCCACTGCAGCTTCAACATTTATTAATGTACAAGGCGGAACAATAACAGACTCAGGAACAATTACAGCATCTTTATCAGCTGGTGGTACTCCATCTGCTACAACTTTTTTACGAGGTGATAATACTTGGGCACCAGCTAGTTCTACTGGTAGTGCTCAAATATCTGTATTAGATGAAGGTATAGAAGTAACACCAGATGTAGATTCAATTAATTTTACAGGTGCTGGAGTAACTGCAACTACCGTAGGTAATGATGTAGTAGTAAATGTACCATCAGCTACAAGTGCTGTAACATCTATTATAGGTGGTACTGGTATAAGTGCTAGTTCAGCTACTGGAGATGTAACTGTAGGTAATACAGGTGTAACTCAATTATTAGCTGGAACTAATATTACCTTAAGTGCTGGTACTGGAAACGTAACTATTAATGCAACTAATAACCCCGGTACAGTTCAAAGTATAATACCAGGTAATGGTTTAAAATTAGGTATAGGTGATGCACAAGCTTCTATACCAAAAGATGTACCAGTTACAGGTAATGGTTTTGAG